GTTCTTCCCTTGCCTCGTTGCGGGTCTAGCCTACCATATAGCTATGAAAGTTCCTGAGTTAGTGGACCGCGTGCAAATGTTAAAGTCTGTGTACGATGAACAATTTGATATGGCTGCTTCAGAAGATAGAGAGAAAACCTCGGCACGGTTTGTACCTCGTATTGCTAGGGTTGGTTAATGAGTAATAGATTTGCCTCTTCTCAAAAAGTTAACGCGCTTTGCGACGTATGTGGGTTTAAATACAAACTACGTGAGTTACGTAACCTTTTTGTTAAAGGGCAAGATACGAATATAAAGGCTTGCCCTGAATGCTGGAACGCGGATCAACCTCAATTACGGTTAGGTGAGTTTCCTGTAGACGATCCACAAGCTGTACGTGATCCACGACCTGACCAAAGCTTAGGGGAATCTGGAGAGTATAGCAGTAGAGGTATACAGTGGGGTTGGAACCCTATAGGTGGAGGTGATGATCTTTATGACCTTACACCTAATAATTTAATTGGTACTGGTCAAGTGGGATCAGTTATCGTAAGTATAACATAGGAGATGGATCATGGCTAAAAAATTAACTGACCTAACTGGAGATGGTAAGGTAACGCAAGCTGACGTGTTAAAAGGTCGTGGAGTGTTTAAAAAAGGCGGTATGGCTAAAAAAGGCTACGCTAAAGGCGGTAAAGTTAAAATACGTGGTACAGGTGCAGCGACTAAAGGTTTGTACGCACGAGGGCCAATGGGGTAAGATATGAACTATACTGAGCTGAAAACCAACATTCAAGACATTTGTGAAAACTCTTTTACAGATGACCAGCTCGCTATGTTCACACAGCAGGCTGAACAAAAAATATACAACACAGTGCAGATTCCTGCTTTGCGAAAAAACGTAACAGGTACGATGTCTATTAATGTCAAATACCTGTCTACACCCTCTGACTTCTTGTGGTCGTATTCTCTAGCTGTAGTAGACGGTAGTGGTAATTATCATTTCTTGTTAAACAAAGATGTTAATTTTATGCGCGAAGCATACCCTAACGCCACAGCTACAGGACTACCCAAACATTACGCATATTTTGACGACGACACATTTATTGTCGGCCCTACCCCAGACGCGGGGTACACTTCAGAACTTCATTATGGATATTACCCTGCATCAATTGTCACTGCCGGCACTACATGGCTTGGAGAAGAGTTTGATTCTGCTCTACTTAACGGTGCGTTGATTGAGGCTATTCGCTTTATGAAAGGCGAACCTGATATTGTTGCGACGTACGAAAAAATGTATCTACAAGCAATAACGCTGTTGAAGGGACTCGGAGACGGCAAACTACGCGAAGACGCATATCGCTCGGGACAATTCCGAGTGCCAGTAAGTTAAGGAGACAGAAATGGCAATAACACAAGCAATGTGTACATCCTTCAAAGTCGCTCTATTAGACGGCGAGATGGATTTTAGCAGTAACACATCACAAACTTTTAAGATCGCTTTGTATACAAGTTCGGCTACATTAAGTGCAGCTACTACAGCGTATGCAACAACAAACGAAGTATCAGGTACTAATTATACCGCAGGAGGTAACACACTTACCATCTCGGCAAATCCTGCATCTACAGGAACCACAGCGTTTTTAGACTTTGCAGATACAACATGGACTGACGCTACAATTACAGCCCGCGGTGCATTGATCTACAAATCAGGTGGGACTAACCCAGCCGTCGCAGTGTTAGACTTTGGCGCAGATAAAACATCTACAGCGGGTGACTTTCAAGTTCAGTTCCCAGCAGCAGACGCTACGAACGCTATCGTGCGTATTGCTACTCCGTAAGACAGCTAAATGCCGTCTTCAGTAGAATATATAGGTTGGGGATCGGGTGCTTGGGGCCAGACGGCTTGGAGTACCGACCTAACTATTGTTTCTGTTGATGGCGTTGCAGCGGAAGGTGTTATTGGCACTGTTATAACCGATGCAGAGGCCAATGTAGTAGTTACAGGCGTAGAAGCTGACGGACACGTAAATGTAGTAGGCATAGACGCTGAAGCAGATACTCTTGTTCAAGCGGTTCGCGCAGTTGGTTCAATAGGTACTGTAACAGTTAGCGCTGCTGCAGAGATACCAGTTGTCGGCGTAGAAGCTGACGGTGCTGTCGGCACACTTACAATGACTGGTACAGCCAATATCTTCCCAACAGGTGTAGAAGCTGACGGTGCTATTGGTACAGCTACAGTAGATGCAGAGGCTAACGTAGTAACTACAGGTGTAGAAGCTGACGCGGCTGTTGGAACAGTTACAATGACTGGCGCAGCTAATATATCAGTTACAGGTGTTGCGGCTGAGGTTTCTCTGGGAGACGTAACTTTTGCCCTTGGAATCACTGTATCACTTACGGGATTGCAAGCGGACATAAAACTTGGTACTGTGACGGCAACGGCTAACGCAGATATATCTGTTACAGGGCTTGCAGCTACGGGAATTATTGGTTTCGCTAACGTATGGGGCGAGGTTGATGATACTCAAATACCTAATTGGACACCTATCGCCAGTGCGCAAACTCCCGGATGGGATACCGCATCTGAAACACAAACTCCAGATTGGCAAGATATAGCCGCATAAGGAAAAGAACATGACAACGCAATATTCACCGATACTCAAACTTGCTCTGCCAGTTCAAGGCGAACTTAGCGGTACATGGGGTGACGTAGTAAACGATAACATCACATCTATGGTCGAACAGGCTATAGCAGGACGTGCAGTTATCAACACTTGGTCAACGAACTCGCATACACTAACTTCAGCAAACGGAACAACTTCTGAATCACGCTGCGCTATGCTTGAGCTTACTGACACAGGTACATCATTGTCTGCTGCAGGTACGGTTATATGTCCTGCACTTTCTAAAATTTACATTGTAAAGAACGCCGCAGGGCAAAACATTACAGTGAAAACTGCGTCTGGTACAGGTATTCTTGTTCCTGATGGGCGTACTACATTCTTATTCTGTGATGGTACAAACGTCGTCGAAGCAATGACGCACACAACATCCTTACAGTTGGGTACTAGCACAACAGTCACAGCCGTCCTCGATGAAGACAATATGGCGTCAAATAGCGCTACATCTTTGGCTACACAACAGTCAATCAAGGCTTACGTTGACGCACAAGTTGGCTCGTTTGATTCTCTTGCGGAAGTATTAGCGGTTGGTAACACGACTGGCGGTACTGATCTTTTGGTATCTACAGGTGACGACATTACATTTGCGGACAGCTCAAAAGCCATATTCGGTGCTGGGTCTGACCTACAGATTTATCATGATGGTAGTCAAAGTAGGATTGTAGATACAGGTACTGGAAACTTAAAAATACAAGCACAAAACTTTGCAGTTAATAATGTTGCTGACGATGAAAACATGATAACTGCTGAACCTGACGGATTTGTTAAACTTTTCCATAACGGCTCTGAGAAACTAGCCACAACATCAACAGGCATTGACGTAACAGGCACAGCCGTAACAGACGGCCTTACAGTTGCCGCTGGAGGTATATCACAATTAAGTAATATTTCAAGAATAGGGGATAATTCAACATTTGCAGACCTTACATTAAACTCTTCTGACTCCTCACAAGGAACTATTAATTTTGCTGATGCTTCAGATGCTAACATAGGCCGTATTCAGTATAACCACACTGATAACACAATGATTTTACGAGCCGCTGACGCAACAAGGGTCACAGTTAGCTCAACAGGCATTGACGTAACAGGCAACTTACAAACAACAGGATACTTATCTGTAGAAGGAACATCAGGTAATACTGGTGCAGGAACAGACCGTTGGATTGGCGGGGATGGGACAGCAGGAACTTGGTTTTATAATGTACCAACAGGAAGTAATCACTACTTTGCTGTAAACAATACAAACAAGTTAGTTGTTAATTCAACAGGTATTAACGTAACAGGCTTAACTGTGGACGATGGTGGCAAAATACAATTAACAAAAAATACTACAACGTCAGGTGACAGTCTAGGTATTATTGAGTTTCACGATGAGGATGGCTCTGCTACCGCAGACGCTGGTAAGTTTCAGCTTCAAGCATTTCGTGGCGGTGACAAAGAC